TACTGAACCCTGCCGCGCCCTGCTTGGTCTTTGCGTCCGTCTTATCGAGCGAACGGTTCAGGCCGTCAAGTTTGGTCTTAGCTTGTTGCGTCAGAAAATCGACGCCGAAGGTGAGTCTATCTGGCATCGGCCCTCGCTTTAGCTTCTAGGCGCGCTCGTTCGCGCTCACGCGCCTCACGCTTGAAGAATGCCGACCAGAGCATTTGTTCTGAGTGCGGCATGGTGGCGATCTCGGCAAGCGTCTTGCCTAGCTCTCGGGCGAGACTGAGTTGGAAGAGTCGAAAGGGCTTTCCTCCAGCTCCTTCTCGGCGGCTTCCACGGTTGCGGGCTCGCCCCAGATGAAGTCAATGATCCGGTTAACGACCTCCGTGCTCGCCTCGCGCTTGAGTATCGGAATGTCCATGAACCGGAACAGCGGCTCGCCGCTCTCGCGTCGCGCCTTGAGCACGAGCAGCAGTAGCGTCCTATCCGCCTGCGTCTGAGGTATTTTCGGATCGCTATGCTTGCGCCGCTCGATCTCCTCCAGGTCCTCGAACGTGACGGGACTGACGTAGACCTCGACATCCCATTCGGGCACGTAGAGCTTACGGCGCTGCTCCTTGTGTAGAGCCCGGATCGTGTCGATGATCGAGCCCTCTTCCTTGCCCTTCTTAATACCGCCCATCCATTACCATCCTGTCATTACGGTGTCACCCGAAATGCGGAAGTTGAATGTGATCTCGGTCATCGCATCGCCCTCGGGTGACGTGATCGCGGCACCCGTCAGGATTGCGTTCTGTGCGAGGTAATGCGTGCTCTCGACGTACAGGTCCAGGTCGTCAGCCGCATGTGTCGCCAGTGAGGCGGCGTCTAGGAAGTCAACCAGGATCTTCTGCCCGTCAGCGTCGGCGTAATCGAATACCGCAACGATTGTCGCCGTGCCGTAAGAAGCCGTCCCGATCTCGACCGTCGCAACCTCATCGCCCTTCACTGCCCAATCGAAGGTGTTGACGGTCGGCCATTCCATCGACCAGCTCTTGATATTGTCGATTCCGAGATCATTCCAGGTGGCGCTACCGCCCTGTCCTTTATAAGCTGCCATGATCGATTACCCCCATGTAACAACCGTATCGCTAGTGACACGGAAATTGAACGTGACCTCGGTCATGGCGTCGCCTTCGGGGCTGGTGATTGCGGCGCCCGTCAGAATCGCATTCTGCGTGAAGTACTTGCCCGTCGCAGCCGTCAAGACCAATGCGCCCTCAGCGTGCGTAGCTAGAGATACCGCATCAAGCAGATCCACTAAGTCTTGTTGCCCGGTCACGTAATCGAACACCGCAACCAGTGTGGCGGTGCCGTATGCGGCCGTGCCGATCTCGACCGTACCGATCTCGTCGCCCTTAACGGCCCAATCGAACGTGTTGACCGTGGGCAGTTCGATGGACCAGCTCTTGAGGTTGGCAATGGGGACTGCGATATAGGTCGCGGAGCCGCCCATCCCTTTGTATCCAGCCATTGTTCTACTCTCCTAAGATCGTGAAAGGCGCCGAGATAATGGCACCGCGCCACTTCGGCTCCGTCGTGAACGTCGGCCCGCTGGGCGCCGAAAACCAGATATCGCCCATCGTCTGTCTATTGACCGCGCTACGCATGGTATCCACAAGCGCCAATAGCGCGCCGTCGCCCGAGTCCTTCGGCACGAATATCGTCAACTGCAAGATCCCGACTATCGTATTACCGCCCGCCGCGCCCTTCGTCTCTACGAACCCATCGCCCCAGAGCCAATCCACTCTCAGCCATTTCGCGTTATCGGGCGGTCTGAACGGTCTATCCGGCCATGCGATAGTCGCGTTCTGTGCCCATGCCGTTTGAACAGCCGTCTGCACGGCTATCACCGAGGTAGCAAGCGCGCTAGCCACGTTTCCCGCTCTTACGTCTGGCCTGTGACGCCTTCACAGCGCCGCCCTGTTCCGCGGCCTTCTTCTTGGCGCCGGGGCCTAAGTAGCACTTGCCCTTATCGCCCCATTTATAGCCCTTCTTACCGCCGCGCTGACATGGCTTGACCGGCATCAGTTCTCCTCGCGTTCGGCCTGCTTGGCCAGGAACGGCAACTCCGCGGCCGTGACCCTCAGCATCCCGTGCGGCGCCTGCTGCGAATGCCCGTACTCTAGCTTCTCGATGTAGGCCGCGTCATTGAACGTGCTGATCGTCTGGCCCAGCGTAACGCCGCGGTCGTGTACTGCCGGCGCACTGGCGCCGCGCTCTAGCGACGGCGGCCGCGTCCTGCCGGTGTTCGTGCGCTGCCATCTACTACGCGCAAACCCCGTATCTATGGGCGTGCGTGCGCGCACCTTGACCTCGAACTTGGTTATCGTGCGGTCGATCATGCGCTCGAGCTTCTGGCGCATGAGCAGTTTAGCGCGGTCCACTTTCATGCCGCACCCCGGATCTGCATCTCGTAGGTGACCAGCATATCGCGGCCCATGATCCCGACCACGCGCACCACGTCATATATAGCGGTATCGACCAGCACCTTATCCTTCGGCGTCGGTACGAACCCGAGATCGGCAGCCGCTACGATCAACTTGCGGTCGCCCAACAGCACATAGTCATTGAGCTCCCGCGACGTGTACTCGTCCAACCGGCCCTTGACCGCGGTATCGGTCGTAAGATCGGTGGCCGTACCCGTGGCCACGTCGTAAGTGCCTAGCGTTACGCGCCTGATCGTTACCGTAGTACCGACCGCGCCCAGGATCGATTGCGCCGCCTTGCGGAGCCCGGTATCGAAGTCCATCAGGACCTCACAATATGAGCCACGTTGTCGTGACTTACCCTGACCGGCCGTAAGAGCTTCTTCACGATCTCGGGCAACGTCGAAGCCATCGTCCTGCCACGCAACTGGACAGACAACGACCCGGCAGTAATCGAACTGAACGCTTCGAGCCCGGTATCGTCCAGCAGCGTATCGTCGGTGAGCAACGCAAGCGCCAGCTCGAAGGTCGCCTCCTTCACGCACCTGGGCACTACGTCAGCGTCCAGGTACGTGCCCTCACCGTCGTAGGCGCCGATACGCGGCCATTTGAGCCGCTGGGTCGTGGTTGTCGGCATACCGTCGTAAGTCTCCAGCTCGAGCCTGGAGGTAGCCATAACGAGCGCGACCTCCTCGGTCGTGGCACCCGCAACGGCCGTGGCCCACGTATCGGCCGAGTCCAGCCGGCCCTCGAAGTAGGAGATGGCTTCGCTGACGCTGACGTAAGAATTCGAGTCGGCGCCCTTAGCTGTCGCGTCTAGTGTTAGGGCCATTAGTCGGCCCTCCTACTGCAAGAACGACATGCCGACGCTGTACGTGCAACTATCCGCGTCGGTGACGGTTAGAATGAATCTCAGGTTGCGCGGTAGCACGAAACCGTGATCAGCGAGGCCAGCGGGTGAACCACAAAGAAGTAGGTCGCCGCACCCACAGGCTCCACGGCCGCGAAGCTATGGAACGTGATCCACGTCGCGCTGCCGGTATCGTAGTATTGCAGACTCGGCGTCAGTATCGGCGTATCCGTAACCGCCGTAACCTTGACCGTGAAGATCGCACCCGGAAACTGGTGCGAATTGATGATCTCCATAGTCTGGGTCGTCGTCCGTGCGCCACTCGCCAACAACTGCTGCTGTACGTCGGCCTCTAGGAACTTGCCGGGTATGACCCCGCCCTCTTCGTCGCACTTGAGGTACGGATACTCGCCGTCGCTGTGTAATGTCGGGGTCGCATGGTAGCGGCCCGCGACTCTCGTGCTAGACATAACGTCTGTCCCCTTCGGTTGTGAGCGGAGGGGGCCGGAGCCCCCTCCTACTCGGTTCGCGGTTAGATGATCGACATGATACGCGCCGCACGGGTCTCATCGAGCAAGGTGGCCCCGTACAGAACGTCGATGTCGAATATAGTCCTTTTATACTGCCTGAACATTTCCAACCTGACCGAGAGTCCGCTGATCGGATCGACCATCTGGATGAAGTTGCCTTCGGGCGCAACGTCTGCCAGCGGCCGGGACGCGAATCCGATTGCGTCCTTCTGGAGCAGCAGGTTGACCTTATGGCTACGCACGACATGCACGTTAGTTGTACCCGCCACGGTAGCCGCCCGCAGCCCGGGGCTGATCGTGATGGTGGCCGTACCGTCTGCGCCAGCGATGGTCGTGTTGGCGGTAATCGTGTACGTCTGTGGATGGTTATCGAACCGCACAATGTCACCGATCAGCAAAGTCTCGGCGCCTGCGGTATTCGTAGAGTCGATCAGAATGGACGTTTCGCCTACCGGCTCAACAGCGTCGGTATGCGCGATTGCGTCTACATCGTCCATGTAGGTTCCGCATGTGTGGGTCGGCACGTTCTGATCGACATACCAATCGACCCCGAACTTATGGCCGATGAACCCCTGAATGACCCCGCCCTGGTCGCCGCGCTGCTCGGCCTGTGAGAAGATCGGTAGCCCCAGCATATCGGACTCATCGAACGCACTCACGATGCCCGCCCAACCGTCGAGCGGCACACCGCGATCGACCATGAGCGCACGCGCATCCAAGAACGCCTTGAGTCCGGGCGCCGGGTTGTGAGTTGCGTCAACGACGAACGCCGCAGGCATGGCGAACGACGTTGCGGTTGTTGCCTTCGACAAACCGGCATTCGCAATCCCGGTATAGAGCGCCATGAGGTAGGCATCGACGTGGTTCACCACCAGATCGACGGCGTTTTCCAGGCCCACCGGGATACCGCTCGTGGCCACGATCTCGGTGATTTCCTGATCGTCAAGCGTGAAGCCGGCGTGAATCCACTGATCGAGTGTGATCTGCGCATAACCGTAAGTCAGCGCGCCGGGGTCGGCATAGACATCAGCCGAAGTGACGGCAGCGGCAGCGGTCATGCCCGTGGTAGTCTTGGGGACAGTGATTACCTGCCCGCGCTTGCCGGCGAGCGCATCGGAGAAGTTCCGACACACACGCGGCATGATGCAACGCTTGCGGAGCCGTGCAATCGCCTGAGCGAACATTAGCTCCAGCAGGTTGGTGTAGACGTTCGCGACGTTCGCCATTGGTCCTGCTCCTATACATTGGCCAGCCTAACAGCCGGCGATCCGTGTTGCCTCGCCGCACCATACGGCGGGCCTATGTACCTGGAAGCGTCACTGACGACTACCGAGGACAGGACCGTGGAGGAACTACCTCTGCGGATTTACGACGTGAGCCTGCCCGTCATCCCACGCTTGACCTGGGCCTGAATTTTCTCGATATCACTATCCGCTCCTGGCGGATTGAGTAGCATGCCCAGTTTGCTACTCGGGGCACCACCGCCAGTCGAGCCGGTGCCCTTGAAGTTCGCCGCGAATTCTGGGTCCGCTCTGATCTCGTCTACGAGTTCTTCGGCACCCATATAGTCGTTCGCGTGCTTCGCTTCGGCTTTGAGCCGCGGCTGGCCTTTCGCATCAACCGCCACGGCGACAGTCTCGCCGTCCACCTCCATCAGCTTGAGACTGTCTCTCAGAGAGGGCAACAATACCCTCGGGCTGCCGCCCTTCGCTACGACTTCGCGGGTCAGCGCGTTATCCACGAGCGCGCTGTGTAGCGCCGACTCGAGCTTGGTTATCCGTTCCTCGCGGACTTTGACCTCGCCCTGCCACTTCTCCTGATCTTCCTTGAGTACCTTCTCGAAGTTGCGGAGCTCGATATCGCGCTCGCGGTCGGCCAGTTCCTTGGCCGCTTTCAGTTTCTTGAGTTCGTCGGGGTCGAACCCGTCATATTGCTTCGCCTTCTCTTTCCATTTCTTGGCCTCTTCGCGTTCGGCCTCGAGTGCGCGCATGACCCCGCCGCCGTCGAGCTTGAAAGTCCCATCGTCAGCCTGGGTATAGAGCCGGCGATGGCTCTCGGGCGCTTCGTTCAGGTCCTTGACGACCGCTGGGATCGTTAGGATGTCGTCTGCCATCTCAGTAACCTCTCGTTACTCTGCGCCACCGTCTACGGTGGTCGGTACATTCGGCCTGTCGGTTTGATCAGGCTCGTCGCCCCTGGGTTCCGTGTCTCTGCGCGGACCCTTAGCGGCTTGCGGTGCGATCGCTAGTGTACTACCGAACTCGATCTTACCGCCGTCCTTTTCGCCCATGAATTGCGCTGTATACCATAACGCCATCGCCAGCCCGTCCTCGAGACTGGCTACCGCGTTCTCTAATGCGCTGTTCTGTTGCGCCGATTCCTGGCGCTTCGCTTCCGCCGTCTCGGCCGACCGGCTCTGGCGTTCCAGCATACCGAGCCCCAGCCGCGCCATCTGCTCCTGCATATCGAGTAGCGCCTGACGTGCGGAGCCCAGAGCCGTGCCCGCCGTCTCCACCCATTCCAAAGTAGCGCCGGCCTCGATATCCTCGATCACGACCGCGGAGTTAGGCCCGATCAGTAATTCTTCCTCACCGAAGCCCTTACCGAACAGTATCGGCACCATAGCGATATGCAGCGCGTGCGCGTAGTCGCTGGCCGTCTGGTAGTGCCGTAAGTTCACATCGCAGAGGTCGATCATCGGCGGCCGGCTGGTCAGGTAGCCGGTGCGGTCGGTATAGATGACGGCCAGCGGGATCTCGGTCACGCCGACTATCGGGCCTTGTAGCATCTTGATCGGATCGCCACCGGATGGCGGTACGGCCCAGATCTCGAAGCGGACCCCGACATCTTCCCTTATCAGTACCCGATACTGTTCCGCTTGCTTGGACCCGAACTCGCCATCCGGCAGCAATACAGCCTCGCGGATCACGATCTGCGTCAGGATCGTGCGACCGCCCAGCGTCTCCGTACGCCAGGAGAGGATATCGTCCTTCGGGACATGCACCCAATACGGCCGGATGCCCTGCTCGCGCTCGTCCAACCCGTTCAACTCGTCGGCGGCCTCCACGGCCGGCATATCCACCAGGATCGCGGCATGGCCGGCAACCAGCGCATCCTCGAATACCGAGCGCGTGAACACCTCGCCTACTGTGCCAGCACCGTCTATATCGTCCTCCCAGAATTCCTTTATCCTGAGCGGTACACCCACCAGCTTCGGGTCCTGCGTGAATACCATGCCCACCAAAGACTGTACGGCACGGCGAAAGGAATTGAACAGCACACGCCGACGCACACGTATCGCGTAGTCCTCGGAGCGTTCGCCGGGATGCTGCGGTAGGTAGCTGGTGGGCTTCTTATCGAGCGCACGCTGACCGCCGAAGAGGTCACGCGCAGTGGTGAGCTCCGACTGCATCTCCTTTACCAGCGGATGCACGCAAGTCGGCAGATCGGTAGTCGCCATCTAAGGCTATGGTACTATTTGTCCCATAATGTGTCAAGATGTCGCTAAATGGGACAAAATGCCACAGCCCTAAATCGGATACGATACCACCGACGCCTGAGCACGGAAGCGCGGGAACGCCATCCAGCAAAGGTAGCCGAATGCGTCCGCAAGATGGTCAAGCCCGCCCAGCTTGTCCGGCTTGCCCTCCGCGTCGTAGCCCTGGCCCTCGAGCGCCGCTATCAGACCCTTCGCGCTCGGATCGATCTGTACACACCCGTGGTACAAATTAGCCTGTACGTTGTTCACCCGGTCCGCTACATACGGCGCCTTGGCCGGTGCACGTACCCGGAACCCGTGATCCCGCAATATCGAGAAGTCCGTTCGACCGCCCGCCGCCGTCTGCCGACGCTTACCGCTCGGGTCCGGGTACGCCCAGACCTTACGCCCCGGATACAACTC